CCTCAATGGCGTGGCGGATGGCGCGCTCCACGCGGCTGGCGGTGGTACCGTTTTTAGGATAGGAAATTTACCTAATTGTTGTGAGGTATTCTCCGTTCTTCACAGGTATAGGCGCAAGTTGTTTATCGTGCCCTTATTATACCAGATGCCGGGGCATATATCCATCGACAAATCGCTCAAATCCGACAACTCAAAAAAGAAAAGTCCATGAAAATATCAATGCCCAGCGGCACCATATTTTTCCATAGACTTTTCCTCCATTTTGATTACTTCCTGGCGTTGTTTTCCGCCCTCAGCCGTGCAAACAGTTCGTCTGCCTCGATGGCCTCCTTGGTGAAGGAGTTGTTCTTCCACCAGTTGATAATGGCCACCACAACGGTGATAAGGGTGCTGACCAGTTGCTGGAGCTGCTCGTTGTCGATGGGCAGCGGGCTCTTGTTGAACGAAGCCAGCAGACTGTTCAGCAGCGCCACGATCAGGCAGATGGTTCTCGCCCAGGTCGCAGCACTTGCATTGGTATATTTCTCCATTTTGAAGTCCTCCTGTTCAGGCTGTGTGATCTTCCCGCAGCGGCAGTGCCTCCATCCGCTCGTATAGGTTCGTGCCGGTGCCGTTGCCCTTTAGTTCGTGGTACGCCTCGTATACAAACCCCACGTTGGTCAGCCCTTCCGAGTCAACATACCCTTGCTGGATGTAGTACCGGCAGCTCTGATAGAGTCTGTCGTGGAGCAGAGCCTTCACCGCTTTTTTCAGTGCCTTCTGCTCCTGGATGGTGGCGTAGAACGCCTTCCCCGACCATCCCAGTGCCGCCGCGATGATCAGGGAGACCACCTCGTTGAAATGGGTCATGATAAAGCTCTCCGTGGGCTTCACGCTCCTTTCACACAGGTAAGGCCGGCTTTCGCAATGATACTCGGGTAATCCTTGTAGACATGGTTCATGTCCACCACACCGCTCACACCAGCCACCTTGCCCTTGGAGCTGTACTGCCACATACCGTGCTTGCGGGTCGGCCGCTTGTTCCGGTAGTCCGCCAGCCATAGGTCAAAGTCGTTCAGCTGCCACATGTTCAGGTTGTAGTCGGCAAAATTCGAGTAGGTGTACAGGATCGCGTACAGCCCCCACTTTTCGATCTCCCTGAGCTCCATTTTGACAAGTTCCGTCAACTCAGCTGCGGGCAGACTTTTCAGACGGGGGTCCTCCACGTCCATAGCAATGGGCAGCTCAAAGCTCTTTCCTTCCAGGCAGGTCTTGAGCAGGTTCAGCTCCTTCTTTGCCATGCCTTCCGTTACCGCAACGGTGTAAGCATATACGCCAACTGGTAAACCCACAGATTTGGCCCCGGCATAGTTCGCTTCAAAGCACGGATCGACATAGAGCTGCCCGCTCTTGGTGGAAACTGCACGGATCATCACGCCACCTACTTTGCCGCTGGCCTTGACTTTTTTCCAGTCAATGATTCCCTGCCAGCGGGAAACGTCGATGACATCAAGCATTCCCCTGCTCCTTCAGTTTCTCGGCCAGCTGGTTGCACAGCTTTTCGTACTCCTCTTCGGTCAGGCTGTCATTGGCAAAGAAGATATCCAGCTTCTTCTGCATCCTGTCGGTCTTGCCGCGTTCGATCAGGCGTGCACAGGTGTTGTAGAGTTCCATTTTGAGTCCTTTCTGCTCACGTTCCGCATGAGCCATCTTAATGTAAAAAATCGCTCATCAGCATTCCTTTTCAGTGTGCCAATAAGCGAAACGATACAAATGGGCTGACTCGACTCTTATGTCTCCGGCGTAACCCCCAGCTCCAGCAGCGTCAGCCTATACTCCTGATCCACCACCAGGCTGTCGGTGTCGGTTTGGGCGCTCTCCATCTTAGTGAAGGATTTCCGCAGGTCCTCGTTTTCTGCCTTGAGTTGCTCCACTGTTTCCGGCATCTGCGCCATCTTGGTTTCATGCTCCTGCTGCCGAGCCTGTTCGTCCAGTTCGTCCTGCGTGTACTTGATATACCGCTGGATCGGCACTGTCTCATCCCAGGCGGGCTTCGGTTCAACACCGGGAACATCGATAACCTCTTCTACGATGGTGCTGCCATTGGCAAGATATTCGATGGGGACGTAATGGCTGACCTGCTGAACTCCAGCAATCGCGTCGTGGTGCGCGATCTCCGTGTCATCCACCAGCCGTCCCAGTGCCAGGTCGGGTTCGCCGATCAATTCTACGCCGTTTTCGTCTACGATTTTCATGTTATCACCCCACTCTCTGCCAAATATTAGCTGCATAATATGGATTCATAATACTAAAAGAACTTCCGCCGCCCGTACTGCCAATATACAGGGTGTGGTTGTGCCCGCCTGCGCTGGAGGTTGTCACACTCGTAGCTCCACAGTCAATACCGGTCCATGAAGAGTCAAAGCTGCCTCTGCTGCTATTACCCGTGATAGTATGCGTGTGCGAACCAGCGCTTCCGGTACTGATGGGATGACCGTGACTCGGCAGATGTGCTGTTGTCAAGGTTACACTCGTGCTTCCTCCTGAAGTCCCCGCTCTGAAGCTGCCCCCTGCGGCGAAAATAATGCAGTTTTTCAGCTGTGTCCATGTAGTTCCGGCATAAATCGCTGCCGGGCTTGTTGATACAGCCATCTCCATTACAAAGTCCACCGGAGGAATCCATTCAGATGTTGTAAGCCCTACGACTGCACCAGTCATATAAAATTCCTCCTCAACCGATTCGTTCCCACATATAACGGACGATATATGGGTTCAAAATACTGAAACTTCCGCCACTGCCAGCATTACTCAGGCTGACGCTGTGAGAATGGCCTCCAGCACTGGATGTAGTGACTGTTGTTACACTAAATCCCTGTACGCCACCCATTGTTCCCATATAGCCGTTTGAAACTGAAACTCTTGCCGTATGAGTATGCCCACCAGCACTTGACGTACTTCCTGAATGCGTATGACTTGGTAAATTATTCACTGATAGCGTCACGGAAGAACGGCCCCCAGTCGATCCATTCCCGTAACTTCCGCCAGCGGCAATGATTGCTCGGTCTTTGATCTGGCTCCAGGTAGTATTGGCAAACATAGAGGCAGGGCTTACAGAACTATTACTTTTCCAGACAAAACCAACTGGAGGAACAGACTCTTCCTGTAAAAATCCTTTTACGATGCCTAACGCCATTTAAGAAATCCTCCTCCAAACATACTTTCCAACATAAGGATTTAGGATACTAAAACTGGAACCTCCGCCAGAATAGCCTACGGATACCGTATGGGTATGTGCACCAGCGGTGGAAGTGGTATAGGTCCACTCGCCGATATAATATGGTGAATTATCATCTCGATATCCCAAATATGAGCCATGCCCCGTATAAGCGGTCAACGTATGCGTATGATTCCCGACCGCCGTGATACTGCCGCTGTGACTGTGTGCTGGCATTTCAGCAACAGTCAATGTATGTGATGTCGAACCACCAGTGCTCCCAAGTGAATAGTTTCCGCCTGCTCCAATGATAAAATAGTTTTTGATCTGGGTCCAACTGGTATTGGCATACTGGGCAGCTGGACTGGTTGGACTGCCCGTAGACATGATAAAGCCGACAGGAGGAACCCAGCTTTTGCTGGAAAGTCCAACAGGACCTACTGCCATTTTTTAATTCCCCCTTAAGTCGGCACGCGTTCCATCAAAAGCAACCTCAAGTTAATTGCGCTTGAGGGTACTGCTTTTGAATAGAAGCGAGTATATCCTGCGCCACTTCGGCACATGCTGCCAAACCCTGCCGATGTTGCCGCAGAAGCACTTTCGGGCTTGATCGTCGCACTCGGCTCCAAGGCATCGGTACAGCCACTCACGGCTGCGCTGGATTGGTACGTCCACCCGGCGCTTCTTGCATCGGAATCGGTCGTGGATGTCCAGCTGTTGGTAGCGAGGGTGATATCGTAGGCCCGGATGATGGTACCAGATGGCCCCTGCGGCCCTGTGTCCCCCTTATCTCCCTTGAATGCGCCCGAATCCGCCGCCTCCTGCAATGCCTTCATGGCTGCATTGGCAGAATTCTTGGCGCTCGCCTCGGAAGCTGCCGCACTTGCCGCAGAATCACTTGCATACCCTGCTGATTCATTAGCACTGTTTGCGGAAACTGTTGCATATCCTGCCGATTTCGTGGCACTGCTCGCACTGGCATTTGCGCTCGCCGCTGAAGCATCCGCGCTCTTCTTTGATGCCGCCGCCGAATTGGCCGAGTCCGTGGCACTGGCAGCCGATTTGTCCGCGCTTGCCTTTGCCGCATCCCGTGCCGCTTCGACCTGACGGAGATAGTCTTTGATCTGTTCCACGCTCTGGGTCACAAACGCTTTTGTCCACTCCATGCTCTGGGCCAGATACTCCCGCACTTCATAGCCATACAGTGCTTTCCGGATGCCGTTTATGATCTTATCGTAGTCTAAAGTTGCCATTGATATTTCTCACACCTTCCCTCTGTTACGGGGCACTCCATTTTGAAATTTCGCACAGTGTTATTCGGTTCAGCCCTGTGCATGGCGAATCAGGCCCTCTACGTTGGTTTTCGTCTGCTGGGTCGATGTCGTCGTTTTGTTCTGCTGTTTGGTCAGCTTTTCCGGAGGCCGACCAAAGGTAAACTTTTTCTGATCAGGTTTGTCCAGCGGCAGTATCTCTTTCGTGCACACCATCCACTCATCGATGCCGTGGGGAGTTGCGATGATTCGAGTCTTCTTCAAAAAACCCAGATGGTCAGTCGAAACACCAGCGTCGCACAAATCAAATGCTTCCACCTGAACGGTCTTCTCGATGGTCTGCTTGTAAGTAGCAAGCGCTTTCTTACAGACCTCGCACAATGCATCATCAGTCGTTGCTGTGTCATCGACAATACGCCGAGCATATATGCCGTACTTTTTGATTGAAGCCTGATCTTGTGCGTTTCCCGAGATATAATTCGTCTGGCTGGTCGCGAAGATCCACCATCCTTTGGTCGTAGTGCTCAGACGGTCACTGTACACCACATTCACAAAATTATCGGGGATGCGGCTGGTGCACTCGAGATCGAGCATGTTCACGCCATACTTCACGGTCTGTGTTGTGGTAGCCGAAATATCGGTCGTGTAATCCAGATAGAACGTGATCTCGTTGTTGGATTCAACATACCTCGCCCGGAAATAACCGTCATAGTCGTCTGTCCAGCGGCTGTTGATAGCATCCCAGCAGATGGAAACATCCGTGCCATCCTTGGAAAAATCCTTCTGGACATCTCGCTGAACGTTTACCGTGCCGGTGTTAAAAAACGGAGAGCGCAGGGGCGAATTATCATCGTCCCAATAGGGATTTGTAAATTGAGCGTTTATCCATAAAGATCGCTTTTCGATATCCATGCCGTTTGGCAAAGTAATGTAATAGGACATAGGCCGGACGAAAACGGAATCCCGCTTCAGGAATCCAAGTACATCCTCAACAACAATGCTCTTGCTCAGATCAAAGTTCAGTGCGACTTCATTCACATATCCGATCCAGTAAAGGGTACCATCCTGATAGACCGCAACGACTGTAACCGATTCGGTGAAGCTGTTGTAAAAGGGGTTAGCTGTATTCGACACGCCTTGCGGCCCCAGAAGGAGTTTCGGCACAGTAAAGGTAAGACTGCCGATCTCATTTTTTGCCTGAGTCAGTTCCGGGTCGATGATATACTCCGGGTGGTCCATGGACCAAATAAGGTCTTTGCTGGTCCATTTCCATTTTGCATGGCCGGAACACCGTCCCGCATACACCTGATACGCCATTTTGAACATTCTCCTTTCTCACAGGAATTGTGGGTTGCCAATGGTCACGGTCACGGTCGAAGCTGACTTTGCGGTGATCTTCAGCTCCCAGTAGGTATAACCCAGGTCATATTCCACCCCGATGGTCTCACTGATGGGCAGAAAAATGTTTGAGCCCAGTGTCCATGTTTTGGTCTCTGAGCGAATGTCCGGGCTGCTGCTCGTGGCATAGTTGTCGTATCTTAGCGATTTCAGAAACACAACTTCCACGCTTGAACCGCTTTCTGTGCGCACGGTGATCGGATAGCGAACATCGCTGGGTGGCAGTTGCAGGGTCAGCACTTCTCCTGCGGCTAAGGCGCGATTCTTCAATTCTGCTTGGCGATACCATGCGATATCCCGTTCAAAACAGAAATCATCCCATTTCCACAGGTCATTCCAGCGAACGGTGGCATACGGATAGAGGCTGTAGTTCAGCGTCAGCACCGTATGCCCGTTCTTCCACTGGATTTTTTCATCTACCCAGACACGCCCGGTGTAAGTAAAGTTCGGGTCGTCCTCCAACACGACTGTTTGGAACCGCCCGGCATTCAATCCAAGCCATTGTGCGATCTGTTCCGCCGCGTAATGGCCCGATGTTCTTACAACGATGTCATAATTCGTTTCGCTAGAGCTTTGCCAGCTCTCGTTTTCCACATAGAAATCCCAGCTTCCCTCCCTGTTCTCGAAAACAGGATTTCCCGTCAGACTGTGGGAAAGGTCTACCGTTCCGCACCGGCCCGCCACCGTCACAAGAATCATCCGCTCTGTCGGAGGTGCCACCACGGGCATCTCACAGGGGATCAGGTGCCAGTCTTTCCATGTGTTTTTTGTGCCGTTGATCGTGATAGAATGGTCCATCTTTTACACCTAATCGCTATATTCTTTCTGGTCACAATACGGTAATCCGGGCTGGATATCGTAGGAAACTGTCACCGTCGTTCTTCCGGAATGATCCGGTTTCACCTTGCTGCACCACATCCGGATGGCGTGGGGCGCATCCGTGTATCCAACCTGATAGCGCCCAAAGCCGCCCTCTTCTCCAGGGATATACAGGGTCTCTGCACGTCGCCCCTGCAAGAAGTGAAGCATTTTATGGTATTGTCCGAAGAAGCACCATGGATGATCGTGGTTTTCATCCGTTCTGCTGTCGTTCCCAGAATAGTACACGGAGTGCGCATACAGGTCATGGTCCCACAAAATATGATTCTTTCCATTCGGAATATAATAAAAATCGAGAGACCCTGTGCGAGCCTCCCAATTCTTATGTGTGCTTGTCGCATCCAGAAACACTGGCTGGATCAGACTGCCATGAACCCCGGGCAGGGTCACGGTCGTCACCTTTTCCTGATTTTTGGAAATATAGGGTTGCTCTACGGGCATGAAACCGTAGGATTGAAAAGAAAAGCTTTCGCTCCCCCAGTCCGGAATACTGGATTCATACGAGGGACTGACCGGGACGATGAGGTTTTGAACCCTCCCATCCCCGGTTTCCGGCAAAATATAACCCATGGTTCTTACCTCCTGCTGGCGATCTTCCCCAGCCCTTCGTCCACGTCGTTGATGATCTCACCCACCAGTTTCCGGCCGTTCATCTGGACCTTCATGTTGGCCACGGCCCGGGCAATGCTGTCGATGTGCTCGCCCAGTGCCTCTACGCTCGAAACGATGTCGGCGTTGGGGTTTGCCTTCTGGCCAGCCTTGTTGGCCTCTTCCTGCTGGGCCTTGGTCACCTCGGCTCTGCACACCACGTTGGCGGCAAGGCCTGCGGTGCGCTCTGCGTTCAGGGCTACCGTGCCGTTCTGGAACAGGGTGTCGTTCAGCCAGTCCACTCCATTTTGAACGTCGCTCATGTCCACTACGGGCTGGATGCTGGGTTCATACTCGAAGTCGTCGCTGGCAATGTCGCCCACCCGCTGGGCCAGATCCATCATTGTGGAAAGGGCCGTGTCGCTCACGTCCTGTACGCCCTGCACCACGGAGTCGGTCTCGTCGGTGATGCCCTGCGCCAAACCCAGGCTCAGGTATTCGCCAATGCCCGCCATCACGCGGCTGGGGGAATGGATGCCAAAGAAGTCGCAGAATCCGTTCACGATGCTGCTGCCGAAGTCGCAGATACCATTCCATACCGCACCCGCCGCGCCGGTAATGCCCTGCCACAGTCCGGAGATCAGGTTTCCGCCCACGTCCACCAGACCTTTGAAGCCGTTGCTGATCCAGTCCCACAGGTGCGAGAAGGCGTTTCCCAGCCAGTCAAAGAACCCACTGAAGAAATCACCGATCTTGTCCCAGTTGGCGATCAGCAGTCCGCCGCCCGCAATGGCCGCGCCAATGAGCCAGCCTTCGGGGCCAATGGAGCCCAGCACGCTCACCAGAGTGCCGCCCAGTTCTCCCAGACCGCCCAGTAAGCCACCGGAGCCAGTGATCATCTCGCCGATGCTGCCAAGGCCGCCCAGTGCTTCTCCCAGCAGTCCCGTGCCGCCCGTGGCAGAACCCAGCAGGCCGCTCATGTTGCCCAGGATGCTGCCAAGGTTCTCGGTCACGCCGGTCACCTTGACCACCTGTCCCATCACCTTCAGGGTACCGCCGCCCTGGGCCAGTTTGTTGAAGGTCAGCATGGTCTTGCCCAGATTCATCATTGTCTGGCCAAATTCGCTGCCCATAAAGTCCAGCACGGTGGTAATGCCGCCGGTCACTGCTCCGCCCCAGTCACCGCTCACAAGGGCGGTAATGGTGCCAAAGAGGTCGGTGATCACTTCGGTCACGCCGTCCTTGGTGGCCACGCCAAAGGCTCTGCTGAGCTTCGAGGCCATTTCCGGGGCGCTCTTCTGCACCTGTGCCCAGACGCTGTTGAAGCCCTCCTGAATGGGCCGCCAGTTCTTCGAGATGGAGTAGCCCAGCTGCATCATCATCCGCTTGCCGGAGTCGTCCAGCTCAAAGGCATCCGCCAGATTTTCCGCAAAGCCCACAAAGTTGTACTGTTCGCTTTGCAGGTCCGCCAGTGCATCCAGTGCGGTCTCGCTGTTCTTGCCAAACTTTTTCACAGCCTCGTCGTACTTCAGCTGCTTGTTCGTCACCTTCTTCAGGCTGTAGCTCATGCTGTCCAGTGCCGTGCCCACGCCGATGATGGCGGTCATGGTGCCCTGGGTGGCGGCTTTCCGTGCCTGGGCGCTGTCGGCTCCGTATTGTTCCACCGCAGCCTTGTAAGCATCCTCCCGGCCCGCAAGGTCCCCGTCACCGTAGAGCTTGGCCAGCATGTTCTGCCGGTTGGTCACCAGCTTCTCCTGCTTTTCCAGGTAGGAGACCTTGCTGTCGTAGGCATCCAGCTGGGCCTGATTCAGCTCGTTGATGAGCTTCTGCTGTTCGGTCTGCGCCTCCAGATACTGCTGGTAAGCCGCCTGGGTCTTCTGGCTTGCCTCACCAAACTCGTTTTTGATGGCGATATAGTCCTTCTCGGTGGCCAGCAGGATTTCCGCCTGGTTCTTGATCTTCCGGTTGATGTAGTCGATCTTCTTGTTGGACTTCTCGGTCACCTCGGCGCTGTCCTCGTACAGGGCGCTCCAAAGCTCGTATTCGTCCTCCGCGGTCTTGGCATCGGTCTCGTACCGCTCCTGAATGACCTTCAGGATGCTGTCCTGCTTGCTCCTCTGAAGCTCCGCAAGGGTCTTCTGTTCGCTCAGCAGGGTACCGTAAGCGTCCTTCGTCTTGCTGTTGTTTGCGCCCACCTTGGCCAGCAGGGTGTCGTACTGCTCTTTTGCAATGCCCACCCGTTTGGTCTGGAGCTCGATCTCCCTTGTCAGGCTCTCGGTCTTTTTGGTGATAAGCTCTTCCACCGTGGCCGTGTCGCCGCCTGTCACTTCCCACAGCGCGTATTCGCCGGTGGCGTTGGACATCTCGGTCTTGTTGGCCTTCAGCTTGTCGGAGAATGCACTTGCCAGCGTGTCTGCCAGTGACTTGCCGGCCTTGGAGGCTTTGGACTTGGTGGTGCCTCCGCCCGCTCCGTCCAGTGCATCATCCACGGCATTCTGGTACCAACTGCTCAGGATGCCGTATGGGTTCTTCAGATTCTTCTGCGCATCCGCATTTCCCTGTTTTGCGCCTGCAATCTCGGCCTTCGTTGCGTTCCGGCTGCTGCCTGCTCTCTTCATGCCTGTCTTTCCGGGGATCACAATGGTATCGTCCATGGCATCGCTGAAATCGTTCATCGCGCCGGACAGCCCATTTTGATACAGCAGATTGCCGGGATGCAGACTGCTCTGCTTGAACGCGTCATAAAGTTCCGGCATCTTCTTCTGGATAGCAATAACGGTCTCGTCCATGGCCTGAAGGACGCCGTCTTTCATCACCAGTGCGCCAGAATAACTCGCCTGCCGCAGTTCGTCCTGTTTCGTCTTGTCACCAATGCCCAGGATCGCACCCTCAAGGATGTTCTCCGCGTCGCTGGCTGCAACGTCACTGGGCGAATGGATGCCCCAGAAGGTGGTGAAGACATTCCGGATGGAGGTCGCCGCGTGCAGCATGTTGGCCTTGGCCTGCGCCAGTGCACTGGGGTCTGCAATACCCTGTGCCAATCCCAATGTGACATATTGGCCGATCTGTGCCATGACCTTGGACGGAGAATGGGTGTCGAAGGCCGTTTTGCTGGTATCGATTACGGCGTTTGCAACCTCTTCGGAAGCATCTGTTGCGTCTTTCTTGCCTTCGAGCTGGCCTTTTGCCACGCCTTCGCTTGCATTTTTGCCAACGCCTGTGAACAGCTGGTAAAATCCGGCCGTCACGGAATTGCCATTCTTCAGTTCATCCAGAATATCTGCGAAAGGCAGTACAAAAGTCTGGGCCGAAACACCTTTGTCCTGTCCGCCCCAGTTTTTCGGATCAAGCGGATTGTGGTTTCCAGCCCATGTTGTAAACTTTGCCCATAGATCATTCAGTGCAGGCTCGATCTTTTCCCAGACATACGCTGTCAGGCTGACCACCGTATCAATAACAGTCGTTCCCAACACATACAATGCCTGGCCGATTGCCGGAGCTGCCAGAATGATTGCATCGCAGAGGGCCTTGATGATCTTCGCAATGGAAGTCACCAGGCTGCTGGCAACCTCACCCAATCCCTCAAAAATACCAGCAATGAACTCAACCAGCATCCATGCCACGGCCTTAATGCCGTTCAAAAATACCTGGAAGTTCAGGCTATTCAGCAAACTCAGGCTGGATGCCAGATTACCGATGAACATGGATGCCGAAGTCAGTGCCAGCAGTGCACCAAGGCTCAGTGCCAGCGCGCTCAGAGAAAGACTCAGTGCTACGATTACCGGAGTCACAGGAGCCAGGATCACTGCCGCACCGCCCATCACAGCAAACGCACCGATGAGTGTCAACAGCCCTTTGCCGATGGTCTCCCAGCTCAGATTACCCAGACCCTGCAATGCAGGAACCAGCAGATTCACTGCCGCAGCCATCATGGTCAGGCTGATTGCACTGCCGATGGTGCCTTTCGACAGATTCAGTGCCATTACAAATGCTGCAAGGCCGCCCGCCACCGCAGTAAGCCCACGGCCAATGGATTCCCAGTCCATTTCACCGAATTTTGCAACGGCATCCTGAAGGATCTCCATGGATGCAGCCATCAGCACAAAGCCGGTGCCTTTCCCAATGCCGAATTTCGTGCCATTCATCAACTTGGCGGCGACCACCAGCTCGGCGCACAGTGCTCCCACTCCGGCAATCCCCTTAGCAAGTGCTGTCACGCTCAGGCCGCCTAAGGCTTTTACACTGGATGCCAGGATACGGATGCCTGCCGCAAAAGCGATCATGCCCGCAGCACCCTTGGTGAACCGCCCTCCATCTCTTGAGAGAATGACTGCAACTAATGCCAGCTCTGCCATCACGCCGCCAAGTGCCACCACACTTCCTAGCAGCTTATCAGAGCCAATGGTCGAAATGACTTTCAACGCACCCGAAAGGACCAGAACGGCTGCCGAAACTGCCACCATTCCACCGGCGAGAACACTCAGCTTCAGGCTCTGCACGTTCTTCGTCAGCTGGGTCATCACTGCCATCACACCCAGCAGTTCACCGAACGTAACAGTCAGTGCACCGATCGCAGCACCAAGCCGGTCTGCTTTCACCATGGAGAGAACCGCCAAAGAACCAGCCATCAGGGCCACTGCTTTGGCGATCGTCATCAAAGTGTCCGCCTTCTTGGCCGATTTCCACGCATCGACTGCCTCGCCCAGAGATTCGATGGATTCTTTGATTTCGCCTACTATGCCTTTTGCGCTGGAGCCAATGGATTTAATGCTCTCAAGGAATCCCTTAATGGAGACCAACATACTGGCTCCCATGCCGCCAAGAATAAACTGGTTCAGCTTCTCGGGATCAAACTCGTTGAACGCATCCTTCGCACCTTCGGCGAACTGAGTAAAGATCTTGTCCGCAGCGGAGCCAAACGAATAAAGCACCGGGGCAGCAGCATTTACAAAATCGGTCACCCAGGTGCCAATCGTCTCCAACGGATGGAGCCCCTTCGTGATTTCGGAAGAAAACTCTCCGGCAGCCGATGCCGCATCCAACAGAATATCTGCCAGAGGCTTTGTCAGGTTCAGCACACGTACCATGCCGGAAATAATGCCTTCCAGAATATCTTTTCCGACCCGCAGGGCAGAGAACATACCCTCTGCGGTGGTCTTGATCTTCTTGGCCGTATCATCACTGATGATGAGTTTTTTGGTGATGCTATCCAGCCACTGGGCAAAGCTCTTGATCTCCTCCCCTGTTTTAGAGGGAAAAATCTCCTGAAATGCCTCACGGATGGGTTTTGCAATGGCAGTTGCCGCATCCATCAGATTCCACAGGCTCTGCATCAGATGCTCTCGGCCGGAAAGTTCCCGGATCTGTTTCGAGTAAGCCTCCAGGTCAAGCGTTCCATTTTGAACTTTCTTGTTCAGCTCTTCAAAGGCCTGAGCATTCTTCTCAACTTCTTCCCGATTCGTGCCTCGCTTTTCCAGTTCAGCATCGCTCAGGGTCAGCATTTTCTCAGCACTTGACTGCGCTTCGCCCAGTCCCTTTTTCAGGAGCTCTGCGCTGATGCCGCCCTGTTTAATCGCTTCACCAAAACTGCCTGCATCCTCGATCTGCTTTTCGGTAATGGCTCCGCTTGCAAGGGCCACCTGCTGCATGGCATAAGCGTAAGCGTCCGCCTGATCGCCCAGTTCATTTTCCAGAAGCTGGTTCCACCCGCTGTCCAGTCCACCCTTCAGCCGCTCGTTCAGCGAATCAATCGTCGGTACAAAAATATTATACAGTCGATTGGAAAGCTCTGTCCAAGTGTCGGTGGCCTCTTCCTTGTTGCCGAAGATGGTCTCAAACACCGCCATCCACTTGGAGCTCACGGCATCTTTCGTGGAATCAATGGCTTCCGCAAAGCTCTTGGCCTGCTGGGCTGCAAGGGCGCTTCGTTCTGCAAGTTCCCCGTACTGGCCGCTCAGCTTCTCAAGAGCCTCGGAGCTGGTCATGCCCTTGTTCTTCTGGGTCATCTCGTAAGCAGCTTCCATCATGGAGGCGTACTTTTCAAAGGTCTTTTCCATGACCTTCGTGTTGGCCCATTTCTTGCTCAGGGTGCTCTCAAAGGTGGCAATGGTCACTTCGCCCTGCTTCAGGGTGCCCAGCTCCACCGCCGTGTCAATGAGCTCCTGTTTCAGGGCCTTGGTGGCGGTACCCATCAGGTTCAGACTCTTCCAGTCCTGAAGCTGTAAATATCCGGCACTGTAACTCTGGGTGATGTTCCGGATAGTACTCTGGAATGCCAGGCCGCTCTTACCCGCATCGGCAGTAGCGTTGGCGATACCCATGATCATCGGGATCATCGTCTCAATGTCACCGCCCGAGGCCGTCATCTGGGAAAGGGCGCTCGTCATCTCGTTAAAGCTGAAGCTGGTCTCGTCCGAGTACCACATCAGCTTGTTCAGGTAGCCGTTGACGGTATCGATGCTCTTGCCGGTGGCGTTCATAATCGTCTGGACGTTGCCGGTTTTCTCGGTGTACTTGTTCCAGCCGCTCATCACCTGATCGACGGAAAGGCTCTTCACCAGCTTTTCGCCCGCGTCCACGAATTTGTTGGTAATGTTCACCAGCGCCGTGGTTGCTACGATGTTCAGGCTTGAGAATTTGTTCTCCAGCGTGTCCAGACTGCGCTGCATCGTGGCAAAGTCCATGTCCTCGGCAGCGGCATCCAGCTTCTCAAAGCCCTTTTCCGCTCCCTTGAACTGGAGTTTTTCCATCAACCTATCGATGGACGAGATGGTCTTTTTTGTATTCTTCTCAAAGTTTTCGTTGTCGAACCGCATTTCAACAACGCGGCTGTCCACTTCCCTGCTCATTCTGTCCTCACCTCGCCCCATGCTCTGGCCGCGATCCGCTCAAAGACCGGCCGCATTGCCGGGTTAATGTAATCCACACCCTCTACATACCCTCCGTTTCGTGTTCCGTGGCCATATTGCAGGATCACCGCAATGGGCACGCCGTCCACGATGTTGGAGTTTTTCCATGTAATAACGATGCTTTCCCTGCCCTTTGTCACCTCGTAGCTCCAGCTGGCCGCGGTCTTTCCCGTGTCCTTGGGGGTCGCTTTCGCAAGGGCATCCACCCCTTCCTGGCCGTACAGGTTCAGTACGTCGTCCAGGTCGAGGTCGGAACATCGCTTCAAAAATTTCCGGGTCTTTTTCCAGTCGCCTTTCTGGCGAAAGATGATGACTTTCGACATGCTTATCCTCTTGTTTTCAGCTTGGCCTTTCTCTGCTCATTCAGCATTCTCTGCTGGGCCATCCGTTCGCCCTTGCTCATCTTCTTCATCGGTGCCTGGCTCTCCTGGCAGACCCGGATCATGGTAAGGAGCCGGTTCAGATGCCACTTTTCGCACTCCTTCGGGATGCCGTATGTGAACATCTGGCAATAAAGAATCTCGGCCGTTGTCTCCGTTCCATTTCTCCTGGGCGGGCGTTTCGGTCGAGGTTTCGTTTTATTTTTTATTTCGTTCGGTCTTGGCTCCCCGGCAAACCATGTTGCGGTCATCGGGGCTTCCATATATGTGTTAATGGCTTTATACTGTTCTTTCGTCAGTCTGGCGTATACTTCAGGGTCTACCCCTTTCGTGATCGTCATGCAGCGGATGTAGTCCAGCCACTGCTCCACGGTCAGCTTGTCCAGATTGCTCAGGAACGGTATATTCCAGTTGCTTTCCCAATGAGCCAGGGAGAGCAGTGAGTGCTCCAGTTTCAGCGTTACCGGTTCCGAATAGACAAATTCCTCTGTCTTTGCGTTCCAGCTCTGCTTTGCCGGAATGTTTAACGTCAGCACCCGCTCCACCTCCCTGGGGTGTTTTCATTGAGGCGCTCTTTTCAGAGTGCTCTCCATTTTGAATGTTCGGTCAGTTGTGAGGGCAGGCTTACTGCTCGTCGGTGCCCTTCTTCGGGCCTTCCAGCACCATCAGGCCGGGCTGGGGGTTCTGCTTGTCGGCCTTCTTGGCCTCTTCCTTCATATCCTCGGGCAGGATCGCCTCGAAGAATGCGGCGGCCTCCTCTGCATTGGATGCCAGCTTGTAGTACAGGTCGCTGTATGCCTGGGTGGCCATGAAATCAGCCAGAACAGCCTCGTTCTTGACGAACTTGCGGCCGTCCGGGCTCAACACACCGTAGCTCTTGCACAGGATCTGCTTGAACAGCTTGGCAAGCTCCAGCTGGCTCTGGGCAGCGGTGATGCGGTTGATCATCTGCACAAAGCCGCCCTCGGTGTTCAGCTCCATCTCCATGATCTCGGCGCGGGTCAGATTGAAGTAGTAGTCCTCAGTCCGCTCGGTACCGCCAAAGTCCACGGTCGTCATCGTCTTTTTCAGCATTTTTCTTCTCCTTTATTTCAAACAGAGGTTTAAGCAGCCTCGCTCTCGGTGATCAGCTTGATCAGATCATCCGGGGTGGGCAGGGTTGCCTCAGCGGACTCGGTGCCCCACAGCTTGTCCTGAATGGCCTTCACAGTAGTAGGCTTCAGCTTGGAGCAGTCGATTTCCATGTGGCTGGTGGGGCGGTGACCGGTCACGTTCACGGGGGAGGTAGTGCACTCCCAGCTGAAGGTGATCGCGTCGGGGTTATCGTTGATGGTGGCATAGCTCTTCTCGCTGGGAGAGGCAGTGCTGTTCCATGCAACGTGGATCTTCTGACCCACTTCGTCGGAAACGTCGTTGCCCACGGTGGTCACCCAGCTGAAGCCAAAACCCTTGCGCTTCTGCTGGCCAATGTTCACGCCCTTGGTGACCTCTGCGGAACCATCACAGGGAGCCCACTCGTCCGGGTAGGTGTATGCCTCGATGGTGTAGCCGTACTCCTCGGCACTGCGCAGAGAAGCATACTTGATGTCGTCGGCGTAGAGCTTGGTCTCCTCAGCGCCGGAGGGGCTCTCGGTCACAGCGGTCAGGCCATTCCAGGCCACGCCGTTCTCATAGTTGCCGTCGTTTGCCATGGGGTACAGGGCACCCATCTTGGTGCCCATCTCGTAAAACTTTTCGCCAACGGCATCCCAAATCAGTCTTGCCATAAACTTCCTCCTTCTTAAGTGTAGATCGTAAATACGGTGTGGTATAATCCATCCGAAACAAAAGAGCGGTCGTAGGTGCATTTTGGTAACGCACTTACGGCCGCTTTGATTTTGCTGTCCGGATCTCTGTCCATCACGGTCACCGTGTAGAACGGATGCTGAATGTAGACCCGGTCATTCGCATGGTTGTTTCGGATTCTGCTTTCGCTGTACACGATGCAGGGATATTGGAGCTGGAATCCAGCTTTCGGCTGAAAATAGAGGTGGATCGACGCGGTATTCTCTTTCAGCACTTCGCGTAAGAGTGCGTCAACCTTCAGTCGTGCATCCATTCCAGAGCCCTCCCAGGGTCAGGATCAGGCGCGGGTATTGTACCTTCACGCTGGATACCTGCCATTTCTGTCCCATGAACGTCGCATACCGGAGCTTGTAGAGATGATCTCGTGCAAACGGGTCGGCTACAATGCTCAGTTGGTTTCCCACCGTGATGTCAGGGTTCACCTTGTCCCCCAGCTGCATCTGCCGTCCAAATTCCAGTACATCGCCAAAATATTGGCGTTCGGTCATCTTTTCGGTAAATACACTGGGGGCAGTCTCTTCTACCTCATCGGCAAAGCCAAGCTTTCCGCTGTATTTCATCTCTTCTCACTCCATTTTGATTCGTTACAACTAACTAAAAGGGCTGAAAACTCAGTCCTCAGCCTTTGCCGTCCAGGTTGCCGCAGCGCTGCCGTCGTAGGTGATAAAGCCAGTGGCGGTCATTGCCACAGCCTGGAGCACGTTGGTGCCGTCGTCAATCATCAGGCGGCCCAGCTTGAATGCCTTCTCGGCATCTGCCTTCTTCACCTCGGTGGTGTGGGCGGCATCCTCGTACAGCTTGTTGTCGGAATGGCCATAGGCAATGTAGTTTGCCACATGCAGGTCATAGCCGGTCTCGTAATAGGGTTTCAGCATAGGTTTCTCTCCTTTCCCACAACGGGTTAAGCGGCCCACTCAACGGCCATTGCGCTGAACGGGGTGGTCAGAGCGCCGGAGCAGCGGGTCTCGATCAGGTACTTCTGCGCGTTGAAGTCGATGTCGAAGTCATCGAACATGGAAACAGCGCCGCCCTTGTCAGCACCCACAGTGTAATCGGCCAGGTTGACAACGATAGCGACCAGGTCGCCGCCCTTGGCACCCTTGCGGCCCTCCATCTCGGGCACAGTCACGATCTTTGCAACACGCAGCTTGCGGGCCAGAGCAGCCTCGTCGGCATACAGCGGGTGGCCGATGCCGTCCTCCAGCAGGAGCATCTCGGTCAGAGCGTCCTCGGTGGTGAACAGGGTCGGAGTGCCGGAGCCGCGATAGTCCTTGCGGGCACGGATGATCTGCTTGATCAGGGCCTTGTACTTGTCCTCCACGGTGGTCAGGCCGGTGGTCTTGCACTGAACCTTGATGGTAAACAGGTCTGCATCATTGAAGACGGGGCGGATGCAGTTCTCATCGATCTTGTCCTCAGAGGCTGCCAGACGGCCATCACCCAGCAGGTATGCCAGAGCCAGCTCACGGTTCAGCTTCAGGCGCATCTCCTGCTTCAGCCATGCCACAACGTCAAAGCTGGTAATGTCGATCACATCGTCGCGATCCAGCTTCTGCTTCTTGTAGACGGTGGTGGGGCTGGTGGAGCGGCGCAGCAGGCCAAAGACCTCTTCCTTCTTGAAGTTGCCCTTGATATAACCCTTGGCGCGAGCATCCTCCTCGGTCAGGTCAGCAAACATGCTCTTGAAGCGGCTGAACGGGATGTGGTGGACAGCGCCCATGACCACGCTCACCCAGTCGTCGGGCTTGTCGATGATGCGGGGCGGGGTGTCCAGCAGGTGATCCTCAGGGAACAGCCAGTCGATGTTGTCGATGCTGTGGGCCAGCTCATCACTGTCCATGCCGGCATCCTCAAAGGCAGCCTTCATGGTGCCGTGGCTCTTTGCGGTCTTGACCACGTTGTTGATCTCTTCGATGCTGTGCTTCAGCACAGTTGCGTTGGTATCCTTGTCGAAAACATTCTGCTTCACGGTATCGTCCTCCTCACCGTCATCGTCCTTTTCACTGGGCATAACAGAGCCAATGATCGCGTATACGACATTTTTCTGCTTCTCCGTCAGGGTGTTGAACACATCCTCAACGGTCTCTTCTTTGTTCATGTTCTTTTCGTCCGCCATTTTGGCTTCCTCCTGTGTTACTTTGTCGTCGGTCACGGCATCGCCGCTGTCCGCACTGTGTGTAAGGTCTTCCAGCGGGTTGCCCTCGGGGTCCATGCCATGGGTCAGGCTCAGGCCGTCCTCGTTATAGATAAAGGCCTCGCCGCCCTCGTAGTCCTCATCGGCGCTGTGCTTTACCACCTCGTCGATCAGGGCACCCGGGTTGCATCCGGCCAGCACCAGGCTCACTTCCCGGATAAAGCCGTGCTTCACGGTGCTGCCCACCTTCTTCAGGCCGTTGGCAAAAATGGAAAAGGCGCTCAGGTCGCCGCTTTCCACGCACTGTCTTGCGGTCTTGCCGGTGTCGGTGTCGTTGAATTTGGCATAGCAGTACACGCCACCGGGCCGGTTCTCCAGCAGGCAGTGGCCGATCACGTTGTCCACGTTGGCGTGGTCGTGGTTGTACACCATGGGCACAACCTTGCCGCTGCACTCCTTAAAGGCATCCTGCGCGATCACCAGCCCGTCATAGCACCGGACGTTCGCTTTCGTCGCCCAGCCGCTGCAATCGTAGTCAAAATTAACCATTTTGATTTGCAATACTCCTCTCTACGGCATCCCGCCCTGCCGTGATCGTTTTGTTCTGCGCCGCAATTTCCTCACTGCTCTGGCTGATGTTTGCATTCCGCAGTTCATCTGCCTTGGGGTCCTTGCTGGGTTTCATGCCAATGGCCTGCCGGAACTCGTTGGAGGTCATGATCTCGTTGCGGGTAAACTTGTCGGCCATTTCGGCAACGGCGGAAACAGGGGTCAGCTTGAACGGGTCACGGAAGTACATCACAGATTCCCGGTTCGCCCGGTCGTCCTCGGTCAGGAATTTCCGCCGGATCTCGTCCACGGCAGCCGCCACAATGGGTTCGATGGTGCGGTTCTCGTAGTTGGTCATCACAGCATCGGAAGCAGTACCGTTCATGATCTCCGGGGTGATACCCAACTGGCTGTATGCCATGTTGGTCAGGTATTCCACGGTCTTCAGAAGGTTGTTTTCGAGGCTGCGGTTCAGCTGCGTGATATGCTCCGTGCCATCGGTGTAGGCAATGCCGTATTTGGAACCGGCGAGCTGCTGTTCGATTTGTGCCCGCCGTTCTTCGGCCTGTTTCTTCCGGGTCTCGCCCTTCACAACGTAGGGCAGCTGGATGATCAGGTCGAGTTTGCCGCTGCCCACCTGCTCGTCGATCACGTCCATCAGGTTCAGTTTCCGGATCAGCCGCTGCACCGTGCCGTTGGGCTCGTTCATCACGGCATAGAACGGGTTCTCCACCAGGGCCACCCGTGTCTTCGGCAGGGTGATCTCCTCTTTCCGTCCGGTCCGGTCGTTGTACACTTCCAGCCGCACGTCGTCCGGGTACCATTCCAGCACCTTTCCCACCCGCATGGATTCGATCCGGGTCTTGCCGGTCTTTCCGTCGTAGTCCACGTCAATCGGCACCAGCGCAATGCATCCCTCGTCCAGCATGGAAAGGAACATATCATATCGCAGTGCCCGGCCCGTCTGGTCCTTATTGCCGGAAAGGTTCAGGCAAGAATTAAGGCCCGAATCAACGGTTTCGTCGTAGCGTCCGTTTTCATCGAGCCTTACATGATTGATGGTGATCGCCGCAGCATCCATTGCAATGCGGGTGTTGATGGCCGTCATAATCGTCCGGTCATTGGTTCGGTTCAGCCGTACCCGGTCGGGCCGGTTGCTGTAACCTCCCCCAATATAAATTTTTCCGGGAGGGTCCCGGTTCAGAAAAGCATTCCAGGCATGTCGCAGTCTGGAGCCAAGGGGTCGTGATGCCATTTTGATTTCCTCCAGGCTTATACTTCCGTATATTGAGCGTACATACGGTCTTTCGTTTCATTCTTATACGCTCTGTCTGCCGCCAATTTTTCGAGGGCTTTTGCCACTGCGACTTTACTAGCGTTCTTAGCAGCCGTGCTTACCTTATTCCCGGTCAGAAGATCAGCAACATACATACCATACACCGCCCTCGAAATAGCTTTTCCTCGTGCAATTCGCTTTTTCTCTCGCTCAACTGCGGTCTTTTTATCCATACCTTTGGAATAATCTTTTTCGATTCGGTTTGCACCCTTGACACCGTAATCAATTCGGTACATTGTTTTCTGATAGCTGGTAAGTTTTCGATCAGGGTCGCCATACTTTTTCTTTCCCGCAGCGGTCAAAGTTCCATCGGGGTTCTGGTAACGCCGCACGCCCCACTTCATGCCCTTGATGCCATGATGATAAAGCTCATCTTTATAAACTTGCATTTTTTTCCTCCTTATGCACCATGTGCCTTCATTGTTGCAGCCAGTGCGCCTCCAACAACAGCGTTCTTAAACTCTCTCGATTCAACAATACTCTTTCCGAGTTTCATTGCATTGGAGCCGTTATTGTAAAGCGTCATGACCGTTCCAAGTGCGGTAGCGGTCGTTCCGGCAATCTTAATAGCTTTTTGGATCTTGCTGGGAGAAGCCGTAAGCCGTTCATACTGCTGCTCTTTTTGCAATCGGTTGATACGCGCATTCAGCTCACTGTCGCTCATTTCACGGACGCTTTTCTTCGTATGAGCGCGTGTATAGTCTTCGTGATCCTGCGCATAGTGCTTCTTTCCCTCGGAAGTAAGCGTGCCATCCTTATTCTGGTAGCGCCGCACGCCCCATTTCATGCCCTTGATACCCCAATGATAAAGTTCATCTCTGTATGCCATAATGTTCACCTCCTCACAAACAAAAAACGCACCAGCAATTAAGCTGATGCGTTCAGATGTACCGTATTACGGAATGATGTCTAAAATAGATTCGCACATCGTTCCATCGCCACATTTCTGCCCCTTTCGATTTTCTATTGCAAATTACTTTCTTATGCTGTATGATAAACATATCAACATAAGGAGGACTCACCATGGCGGACGACAAACAGCTTTCCATGCAGAACCTTAATTGCGAAGTGACCGCAAGCGATGTTTCTTTTGATTTTAGCGATACATCCCGCTTTCGGAAGATTAAATTTCCGGAGCAGGCTGGCATTACAGCAAACGCCCTTCTACAGCTGGTTCCTGCGCAGCTTGTGGCTGGCACGGCATCCAATCTGTATATTCTCCATTTTCCGAAGGGCATTCAGGGGGCTTTAATGAACCTCCATCAGGGCGGTCAGTCCACCACAATGATAGACGCAGCAGGCAGTTTTGCCGGAAGTGCATCTCTGTATAAGGTCAATCCCACAGCAGTTGCTGCCTTCCAGATGTTCAGTGTAGCATCTTTTGCAACCGGCCAGTATTTTCTTGCAGATATCAGCTCCAAGCTGACAGAGGTCAACCGGAAGCTGGACGACCTTCTGGCATTCCTTCAGGCATCCAAGCGTACTGAGCTGCTGTCAGAGCTTACCTTCGTAAAATATGCGCTCGCAAATTACGCAACTATCATGCTCAGTGAACCGCAGCGCATGGCTACGATCGGGAATCTTCAGCGAGCAAAAATCAAAGCGGTTGCGGACATAGAATTTTACACAGAGCAGCTGGAGAGTTCTGCTGCTGCAAAGTCCAACGAAAATCAAGCAAAAACTGTATTGCAGAACAAACAAGGAATTGATCTCGCCTCGCAGCTTTACGCCATCAGCACGATCATGGAAGCGTATTATTCGCAAAACTGGAACCAATCCTATCTTGCAAATATCAGCGCTGATGCAAAGCCTCTGTTTGCACTGACGCAGAACCGCATGATCAGTGCCATAACAAAATTCTCCGACAGGATCAGCAAGGACCTTGAAAGTAAGAAAAAGGGCCTGCTGAAAGGCGATGTATCACAGAGTGAACATAAAGTTCTGAAACTGTATGACACTCTGAATTCGCAATCGGAGACTCCGCTTCTTGCGTTTATTGAAGAAGCACTGGACAAGCCCTCCGAGCCATCTGAACTCTACCTCCGTTCTGACGGAAGTGTTTATCAAAAGATCTAAAAACAAGAAACCGCCAGAGTACTACGTTCTGTTCCGTAATACGCTGGCGATTTTGTTTTACTCAAACGCATCCCGGTTCTGTTTCCACGCCACGTAAGCGTCCATCATAGCAGCCACGGCATCGATCTTCTGATCCTGCCGCTGTTTGTAGAGCTTCCGGTTTCCGTTGGTGTCCACCAGCGTGATGCAGTTGCCCATGGCAAATTGCATCAGCTGTTCGTCAAACAGCAGCTTCCGCTGTTCGCTCAGCTTTTTCAGCTCACCCAGCGGCACGCTTTCGGTCTTTGCGCCCTGGATCACTTTTACAACGCCAAAGGTGCTGTTTTCATCGCCCCAGCGCTTCACGAACTCCTGTGCGTTGTAGGGGTCGTAGCCAAACGCCCGCACGTCGTACTCGTTCTCCAAGATAAAGTTGTCCAAGTCATCGTATACCTGCATCATGTCCAGAACCGTGCCGTCAAACACGAACAGGGTCCCTTCCCGCATGAATTCCTCATACTGCTGCCGTCTCGAAGCCGGAAGCTGGCTGAGGGTGTAGGATGTGATGTAGTCCCGCGTCTTGACCCCAAAATATCCGTTGGACAGCGGAAACAGGAAGGTAAAAGCGCAGAAGTCGTCGCCCATGGAAAGGTCCGCGCCCATGGCACAGGGCATCTGCCAGAAGCTTCTCTTCCTGTGGCACAGGGTCTCCTCGTAGGGGAAGAAATAGGTGTAGCCCTCCATGGGCAGGTTGAAGCGCTTGGCCAGAATATCGTTCCGGGCGCTGGGTGATTTCTCCGCACGCTCCACGTCCAACTGGTAGGTCTCGTAGCTCACGGTCTTGCCCAGGTTCGGGTTGGCCTTCAGCCACATCTCCGGCTGGCCCACTTCCTCAATGGAGTCCAGCTTGTAGTACCAGATGGACACATGGGGGTTGACGTACTCCCCTTTCAGGATGCTCATCAACTCCATTTTGATGTCATCGCCGCAGCCGTTGCGCACGGTACCCTCCGAGGAAGCCGCCACGATGAGGTAATTCTCGTTCTTGGCTGCGCCCTGTTCAATGGCACCAATGGGGTCTTCCCGGATGTCGCAGGAGAGCCACTCGTCCACGGTCGCCACAGTGTCACGCCGTCCTTGCAGCTTCTCAATGGTCATCGGGCGCACTTCCAGCAGGCTGTTGGTCAAAAAGTTCTCGATGCCCTTCTTGGTGGAAGCCATCTTCACCCGGTCTGCCTTAGAGCCGGTGGTGTTTTGCAGGCTGCCCTCGGTCATAAACTGGAACACCGGCCCCTTTGCCCGCGCCAATGCGGTGCGGAAAGGTGCCAGCACCTCCTCGGCCTGTTTCATGGTCGGGGCGGTGGTCAGCTGCTGGGTCGTGGTGGTGTACGCCGTCAGAAAGTACGCCTGCAAAAACTCCAGATACATGGTCTTCGCGGCCGATCGGGTAATGATGAGGTATTGCTTTGTCACCAGCCGCTTTTTCAGCCGTCGGGTCTCGTAGTGTCCGCCGCCTCCGCGCTCGTTCGGCACAAAGATGCTTCGTTCCACAAAGTAATACCACCCAAAGATCTCTTCAGCCCATAACTTGAAACTGTCCAGCAGCTTCACGTCGGTGCCGTCAGTCAGGGTCAGCTCATCCTCGCAAAAGGAGATAAAGCCGTTCACCGCCTTGTCGTCATAGTAGATGCCCGGGTTGGCGATCAGGTCGTCGATCCGCTCCATCTCCATGGCAATTTCCCGGCATACGGGTATTTCGCCACGCATCACGGCCTCCCGAAAACGGCCGTAGTAGATCGGCGTGGCCGTGTTCGAGAGTGCCATATTTTCTTCTCCTTACCGTTTTGCCTGATAATACGGCTTACTTTCCAACGCAAAACACAAACTGCTGTTCGGGCAACGCATGGTTCCGTGTTTGGCGCAACTTTCGCAGAGCGCATACGGGTTTTCCGGGCGCTCTGCTTTCTTTTGGCGCTCCATCGCCCACTCCTGAACGACTTTCAAAAGGCTCATGTGTTTTCCTCCGGCACGTCGTGCTCCACGTTAAGCCGCCATTCCATTTCAGATGCAGTGTTTTTCAGCGCTTCCATGGTGGTGCTGCTCTGGGGCGGGTCAAAGCCCAGCAGCCGTACCTTCACGGCCACGTAAGCCTTCACGGCTTCCACCTTCACCGGGTCGGCAACGAACTCCGTCCATTCGTTTTCTTTCCCGGAAATGGCGTACCCCTCGCCGGGCCCCACGCCCATCTGCACCAGTGCAAACAGCGCCATGTTGATGTACATGATGATGTCCGCATCAAAGTCGGTGCACTCCTCGGCAATGCCCAGCAGCTTCTTTACGCTTGTAAGGATGCTGTCCATACTGCGCCTCCGTCAATGTGCGGTGTTTCCGTCCGCAATGCACTGGTTCTCCCACTTCTTGTACACGTCGAGGTAGGTCTCCTTCTTGTCGCCGTTGTGGGTGATCTCATAGTACATGCCATCGGATACGGTGGTGCTTACAAGCGCCTTCCAGTTCTGCAAGGTCTTCGAGAACCATACGATGAACACATCCTCCATCGTCAACTTCTTGCCGTCGGTCGCGTCTACATGACTGTTGAAGTAGTCCACCACCAGCTGCTTTGCGCGGGTCATAAAATCTCTCTGTTCCATTTTTATTCCTCCTCGGCATCGCTGTAGCCACCCATAATGTAGCTCATCATGGCATAATACCAGTCCTTCTGAGCCCTCGCCAGAAGTTCCAGTTCGGCCAGATTGTGGGGCGCGCCGTCCTTCCCCATGGCCGCTTCTTTCTGTACACTCTCCTCGACCAGCTTGGCCAGCCTCCCCGCATCTATCGCCACTTGACCAGGTTTCAGCAAAACGAGATCTCCCTCAGCACTCGGAGCAGCGTTTTGTGCGGTCACAGCATGATTCTCATCCCTCCGCGGGACAATCTTCATCCCATCAAGCGTAATATCCCCGGCCCGTGTTGCCCGCACCTGCTGCCCATCCACGTTCGTGGCCAAAGCATCGTCAAAGTCAAAGCCCCTGTTCCGCGGTACAGCCGTATAGCCCTGCTGGAGCCCGGCCTCCGCAATGCCCACGTTCGCCCAGAGCAGTGCCTCGTCCAGCTTGGTCAGCGCCAGGCTTCTCGCGCGGCTCGGTGCAAGATGCTGGAGCATCGCCTCTGCCTCTTCCAGCTTCCGCCGCAGCCCCATGGCGTAGTCCTGCTCTCGCCGGTTAAATGCTTTTTTCTGGTACATACTCATTTCCTCCACTGGATATCAGACTTTCTTCTTTACATACAACATATGGATTGATATACTTATCTCAAACGGTTTTTCTTATACTTCGGAGGCAATATATGCAGTCTTACACCTGTCCCAACTGCGGTGCTCCTGTAAAAATGGATGACCACGGTGCATTTCTCGAGTGTCCTTATTGTGGATCACAGTTCAAGCCCGATGATTCTTCATCTGATGAGCCAAGCAGTCGTCAAACGGATTCGGACGATGATAACGAAGAACTTCGCACCTATGCAGAAATAGTAAATCGCCATATTCCGGAATTTTCGGTCACCGAATTTATCGATAGAGCCAAGCATATTTTCGAAAGAACTCTTGATTTTCTCGGTGATCACGGAATGTACATCCAAGTCGGTGTCGTTTTGCTTTTTGTCGCCTTAGCCATTGTTAGTTTCTTCTTGTAACTTATTCATGTTTTTATCCATGGGCAGGTGTCACCCGGTCTTCTTTCTCCGTCCGGCAGCTTTGGGCCCTTTCCCGTTCCGTAATGGATCACCTTGTGCGTTGCCGCCGAAGCACAAATGGCGTTCTCCGGGTCAAGCAGCTTTTCGCTGTGCTGGAGAACGTCATCTTTTGTTATGGGGTTTATGTGGTGGATGGAGATCTTCGGTCGGATCGGCCTTCCGTCCCGCAGCACCCAGTCTGTGATCGGGTGGTCTTTGCACCCCAGGTCGCAACCCATGTCCCGGGCGATGATCCTGTCCCTGAACTGCCGCCACTCTCTCGATTGGTAGAAGTCCTGGTTCAGCCATCGGTCAAACCCAAAGGTGTCTCTCCCCACTTCCCCATGCAGCTGTAAATACTCCAGCCTCTCCTCGTATGTCGGCAGCGTGCAAAGTTCCGTGTAGCTTTTCATCCAAACAGCCTCGTACATTCGCAAAGAAACAAAACCAGCCCTAGGATGCCGCAGCCCATCAGTGCGCTTGCACTCACCGGATTGTCCGGCCTATTTCCAAGCCATGCCGCTACCAGAAAAATCATTAAATAAAGAAGGATGTTGGGTATCAATATCAACTCATATTCCATCATACTCGTTGTCCTCGCCTAGACCATTGTATTTCTTCATAGCAGCAATGGCCTTCTCGTACAATTCCTCGGAGTGCTTTGCATTCTGGAGTGTCTCAGTCTTTGCCCTCAGCAGCTTGTTTTCCTCTTCCAGCTTTGTTTTCTCCAACTCGTTCTTGGAGGTCGCCAGCTTCAGAAAATGGGTCGTCTCAGCGCTGGATGCCGTACCTTCCAGCAGTCTCTTCTCAACCAGCTTCATCGCCAGATTGATCATATAGTTTTCTTGTGCTTCCGGGGTTCTTGCAGGCCGCGAAGTTGCAGCCGACATTTCGCCCGGAGCAGACTTCTTAGGTTTCATTGCAATAACCTCGTTTCACATTCTTATTTTGCTTTTGCAAGGGTTCATGGGAGTCGCAGTAGTACCAGTTAAGCCTGTCTCATTTGAAAGGAGAAGAAAAAGCAGATCATGCCCAATGGAGGTTGAACATCACGAAAGCCCTGAACCCAAATACATAGGAGGATACTACTCCCATGAGCCCTTGCAAAAACCGCCGAAGCCCCGGTCTACACCCCAGAACCTCGGCGATTATGTCCCGTTTCGACTTGACTGCACATACAAATGCACTTATACTTATCTCGGAGGTTGACCTGTAACTCATTTGAATCGTTCATTCTACTAAGAAAGGTGGTGATATAGAATGGACGATACAATTCGGATTGATAAAGTCACTTACGATGACTTTACCAAGGTCAAATTTGCTCCTGTATCTCGTGAAGAGATCTTGGAGAATATTACGAAGACTCTCCTGTGGATTGCAGATAAGTGCAAAAAGCTGGAGTTAGATCGAACCGTATAAAAATGTAAAAACGTCAGTACCTACACACCACGTGGATACTGGCGTTTTTTCTTCTTAAAGCCCAAATATCAATTTTCCCTCCGGGGAAATATCAAAGACCGGCGCGATTTGAGAGGGGGTGTCGATTTTGAGACCCCCTCCATATGGTTTACGCGGTTTGGCCGAGCGTGTCCTCGTCGGGCACGGTGATCTTGAGCTTCTTGTAGATGTTTATCGGGTCGGCTGCAACGATTTTATCGATTGCCTTCTCAATTTCATAGGCATTTTCGTTGTCCGTGAACTGTGAGGAGGTTTCGGCGATCCTCATAAGCAACCCGGAAGAGTTGTAGCCGTGCTCGATATCATACTGATACCACTTCTCGAACTCCTCGTACGGACTGTACGGGTTGTCAAAGGTGGTAAGAAAGCATCGAACCATTATTCAAAGCCTCTTTCTTAATTGATTGTTATTTGTTGAGCGCACTGTAAACCGTGGACTCCGGAACACCGCAGGCCTTGGCGATTTCAGCATAAGAATAACCGCTTCGCAACATTGCGTTTGCTTTAGACATCTTTGCAGAAGTCATAACAGTAACGTTTTTCGGCATTGCACGCTTTACAATTTCGTCAGAATCAGACGAATTAAGGAATTTCGTCAACATATTGTCGGAAATTGCGCCAGCCTGAACAGCTTCCCACTCTCTGTCCGTGAAGGTGACCTTGGACTTGCGTCCGCTTGCACCAACAGAATCGCGAGCACGCTGCATCTCGACAGAAGAGATCTTCTTGATTAGCTTCTTATCTTCCGAAATGTTTGGATCAAGCCCCTGTTCCTGAATCTTCGCCTTAATATTCGCGTTCGCAATCAGCATTGCTTTGCGCTCTTTAGGCTTGTTAGCGATCATGTTGTTATACTTTTCTTTCAGAGAAGCAACCTCAGGCGCATAGGTCTTGGCGGCAGAAGGACTGTATTCAAGTCCCTTCATATTTACCGCCTCTTTGCGCGCCTGATTGGCCATAGCCTTCAACTTGTTAGAGAAGTCCGCGTACAGGTTCTCCTGAATAGTACCAGAAGACAGTGTTCGCGCATCTTTGGTCTCCGATATAAGACTGACCGTGTCCTCGGCCTTACGTTCCTTACCCGTCTTAGGGTCAACGAAGGTACGTCCACTTTCTTTGTAGATGTATTCACCAGTTTCCTTATCGACTCGAATACTACCACGGCGCTCGGGTACACGAACCGTCTGCTTACGGCGAGATAGGAGCGTGGATGCGCCACCATAGTGTATAGCGCCTTCCTCATCCACACGAATCTGCCACTTCTGCTTCAGCTCGGGAATGCCATTCTCCTGCTCAGACCGCTTGTAGTCCAACCTATGTTTTTCAGCATCGATAACGACCATGGAGTGCTTAACGGCACGTGCCAGCTCGTCCTCGTCGGCACCACGCAGTGTCATGTCAGTGATGAGGTTGGAAATCACGCCCATTTCGCGCTGCTTGTCTTCTTTCTTCATCAACCTGACATTATTTGGATTGCCTTCAGGAACTGCATAAGCGGTCTTGGGATCAAATCCTTCCAATGCTTTCAGCGCACGGGTGGACTTAATGTTGACTTTGTCAGTAACCGGGATTGCCATGACTGTGTCGCCATCGAAATCAGCACCAGACAGCCGCTCTGCAACCTTTGCATTGATGCCGATTGCATCCTGAATTGCACCGAGATTCCGCTTGCCGCTGAGATTCTTGTTGTTGACAGTCACGATGGGAATCTCAAAGGTACCTGCATGGGGATAGCGGATCAGTGCAAGCCTGGTGCCATTCTCATAGGTGGGGCAATAAGCCTCGGTCTCCTTGATCTTATTGATTGGCAGGATAACCTTCGTGGACTGGCCCGGGAAAGCAGATGCCTTCAGGGTCATGGATGTTCCTTCAACCGTATCAGCAAAATCATTGAGCAGTTTCTTCTTGACCGTAGGATTATCGTACCGCATGATTTCATCATATTGGGCTTTATAATCCGCAACAGTAAGGTTAAGCTGGTTCTCGATCAGCTTCTTGGGCTGCTTGGAAAGGAACTGAGAAGAGACATTCCGAGACATCGTATCCCAGTCGCCCTCCTCCTTCAGCTTGTTGATCGGCGAGAGGTGCTCTTTGCCGTCATCACCGATATACATACTCTGGCCGTTAGCCTTGATAGCTGCGCCAAACGGGTTGTCAGGATCCGCTTTTGCTTCTTTAAGGACCTTCATCTTAGGCGTGCCAGAAGGCTTATTGGTGTTGAACATAACGTCCACACCATCCGGCAGATCATCAGAATAGACTGCCATGCCCTTCAGATAATGGTCGCCGTCAACAAGGATGCGAACCTGCGCATAATGGCTCTTGCCAAGATCAAGGTCAGGAACCCCACGGCGAATCTCCATAACGCCGTCTTTATCCAGGCCGCCTTCGTCGCCATAACGAATCGCAACACGACTGGAGTCCAGACTGGAGGGGCGCTGAAGCTTCGTAAAAGTATCGCCGCCATCATCTGTATGATAATCGCCAAGTGAATCGATCTGTTCCTGATGATTGTAGGCATACTTCTGATCGAACTCTGGTTTCGCAAGCACCATGATATTGGTCTGCTGGCGATTGTTTGTCGGTTGCTTAATGCCTACGCCGTAACGCTTATAACCGTATTCGGCCTCTAACGTATATACCGCATCCTGAAGTTCAGTATCAGTTACGCCCAACGCAAAGTTTGCGCCCTCCGAAACATCGATCATTCCCTTTTTATCGACTTCTTTTTTCAGAGTTTCGGCGATGTTTTTTGCACGCTGCGCTTTTTTGTCTGCATTTCCGGCATATTTGGATCGAACGCTCGATTCGCTCATGCCAAGCTGGTTGGCAATTTCAGTCCAGCCAAGGTGATCTTCGTCTTTCAGCTTATGGATCTGCTCGTATTCTGATGTTTTCCGCTCATGAATGGCAGTTCGCTTTGCCACACGGAATTCGGACAGGCTCATCTGATACTCTTTCGGAAGAGAGTCATTAATGCTCTCCAGAATATCTTTCTCAGACAGCCCTTTCTTCTTCAGAACTTCCACACGAGACAGGAAATCGCCGGAATGCTGATACGGATTATCGCCGGAACCCCAAGGATAGCGACCAGAATGCCGCTTGGTACCATAGTGCTCCAGGATATTGCTTTCGGAAGTGATGCCAAAATAAGAACGGAGGTCTTTTTCAATCGGATTCATGCTGCCACTCCTAACAAAATATCAGTGATGATCGGGTCGAACTCTTTGATTTTAGCGATGACGGGGCTGATTTCCTCTTCAGTGGGGTTCTCGACCCAAACTTCATCGTTCTGGTAGATACGGAGCTCCATCCGAATATCTTTCGGGTGGTATCCGTACTCCAGACAGAACAGAGCGGCATAAATATAGAGCTGCTCCATATGTGCAGGAACAGCTCCGGTTTTTAAGTCGTGAATGCGAAGGAACCCATCGTTGAACGAAATGGCATCCGCAGTTCCATAACAGTTGTCGCTGTAATACAGCACCTGCTCGGTATCCATGCGGAAACCAATGGCATCGTTCACGTAGGTATTGAGGGTTTTCTTGTTCTTCGGCAGTTTTTGCTTCAGATCAATGCACTCTGCTGCAAATGCGTGCAGCCGTGTTCCCCGTTCCTTCGCCTGGTAATTAAGAACTGCATTGGTCAATCTATCTGCGTCATAGTTCAACCAATGGTAGTTACTTGCTCCGAGGAGGGCATGTTTCCCCGTGAGCCTCGAATGATCTCGCCAGTTCATTAAGAACTTCCTCCTTGTTTTCGGGATAGATAAAGGCCGCAAAACTCATCTCATCCATCTGCTGAACGTAATAGTCCTGATTTGGACGATGAGGTGCACTCGCTGACTTCTTGCCCTCCAATGCGCCCCATGTTGTGCCATAGAGAACCAGGAGATCGGGGATTCCCTGAATCTCGTTTGGGTCAAGATGGACAACCATGCAGCCAGGAAAGCGTTCTTTCAGCTCCCTTATCAATCCTGTCTTGAATTTGTTTTCGAGCATGATACAACCTCCAAAATAAGAGGAATAGTGCATCCTGAGACGCATTCTATTCCCCCCATAAAAGGGGATGTTTTTCTCGCGTGAGTTTTTAGAAAAAAATGTGAATTTTTAGAAATTTTCAGAGAAAAAGAAAAAGCCCCTGCGTTTTTCGCGCAGAGGCATAAAATGCAAATATCAATCTAACCATTCCGACTCAGGCTCAAGATTATCATCTGGATAACTGGCTTCTTCTGTCGGCGATGAGAGGATATCAATATCTTGATTTTCAATCTCATTACCGCATTGATTGCATTTCCAGATGTCGCCGCAATGTGCAAGCATCTTGTGGCACTCCCAGCACCAATGCTCACCGGTATCCTGATCATAACCTGGAGTGTGAATCACTCGATACTCAAATGAGCCATCCGGGTGTTTCAGCCATAATACTGGAAGACCAAGTTCTAGTGTGGTATAAGTCCAAACCTCATCGCCATTCGGAAGAACATCTCGCCCTTCAAAAGAGCGGTCGTGTTCGCGCCATTTTCTTGCCAGCTCATCCATGTAGCTCATGGTTTTCACCTCGTAGAATCGGAAGCGTTACGTTCGTACACTATGGTTCTATGATACACCCTTGAGCGCGCATTTACAAGTAAAAACTCGCTATGGCCAAAAACCCGTTTTTTATTCTCTATTACTATATATATTTTTTCATTTTTTTAAGT